AATGGATGGAACCTTTAATCAGGTTAAACCATTGGGCCATATGGTTAAAGCTAAACAGCTTTACTCACTTGATTTGAGCTCTGCTACTGATAGACTTCCAATAAGTCTGCAAGTTAAGATCTTAAGCTGTATGCTTAAAGATTCTAAACTGGCAGAAAGTTGGAAAACTCTATTAGTTGGTAGAACCTATAGTGTTCCTTTTGGTGCAGGTTCTTCTTTATCGGAAGTAACCTACGCTGTGGGACAACCTATGGGAGCTCTATCAAGTTGGGCAATGCTGGCTTTAACTCACCATTTTATCGTCCAATGCGCTGCTTGGAATTGTGGTCATACTCCACCATCAAGATTATACAAAAATTATGCCCTTTTAGGGGATGATCTTGTATTAGGGAATCACGAAGTAATGATTAGTTACTTACGGATTCTTGAAGGTCTTGGTGTGGAGTGTGGTTTACACAAATCTGTGGTGTCTCATGCTGGGTTGTCTCTTGAATTTGCTAAGAGAACCTACTTTAAAGGTATGGACGTTAGTCCAATATCCTTAACAGAGTTCATTGCAAGTTGTAGCTCAATCTCTGAGATGATAAGTTTCGCAAGAAAATATCAACTCGGGTTGGCTCAAATTGCAAGAGCTCTGGGTTATGGATGGAGAGTTATCTCTTCAACCAATAAACCATTAGGATCTCTCAATGCTGTTCTAAGAGGTATCAGTATAGCAAGTATACTACCAGACTCTCCGGCTCAAGTTCAGAAGTTTTTTGCTTCTGGCAAAGCCATAAGAGAGGATATTAGTAATTTCATTTTCATATTTGTTCAATATGAATTCTCAAAAATTCGAGAAGATTTACGTAAGCAAATCAATGAAGATGCTAAAATCGACTGGAGTTACCTACCTATACTGGCCCAGACTAGATCGTACTTCCAGTTCGCTTGTTTAGAGGTTATAAATAAACTTTTATATCCTGCTAGAATGCGAGCTATTACGGAAGCCGAAGATCTAGTTCAAAGAATCAACGTATGTAGTGACAAACACTACAGTTCTTTAGAACAAATGTTCTTAGAGTACCTAGAAATCTTGAAAAGCTTTACGCTTATCTCAAGATCTTCTGCGTCGTTGACTTTGAAACGGACACCTACGATTAGAGGTAAATCACCTATTCTACTTAAAATGTGGAATAGATGGTCACCTATCTTCCAGGGTAAGAGCGTTAACTTCAACACGTACTTTAAAACTAATAAAGTACATGTATCTAAACCATGGATCCACTCTGTTTCAGGGAAACAGAAGTAGCCATCCTTTTAACGAAGGACGAACCCCATGGTGTCCAATATATGTATAAATACGCCATTCTTTTGATATAGAATGGATACACATAGTTGAACGGTACGCACTGACAGGCCTAGAACTAAAAAGTTAGTTCAAAGGCACATCTGAGTGCAGACCTTAGTGAGAAT